ATGGAAAACAAACAAACAACAATCACAGATGTCAACATTGAGCCGATCATTGAATTGGTGAATGAAGGCGAGGCGCACCAAGTAGGTGAGCAAACAGAAAGCAATATAACATTGCATCCAGCACCTCAACAAGGCGGTGAACTAAGTACATTCGGTAACAAAGAAGGCTTTGAGCACGCGATGAGAGTAGCAAAGGCTTTAAGTGTTAGCGACTTGGTGCCAGTGCAATATAAGAATAACATTAGCAACTGCCTTATCGCTATTGATGTAGCAAAGAGAATAGGTGCAAGCGAATTAATGGTTATGCAGAACTTGTACATCGTGCATGGCAAACCTTCGTGGAGTTCTCAATTCTTAATCGCAACTTTAAACGCGAGCCGTAAATTTTCACCGCTTAGATTTGAAGAAGACGATAAGAACGGTGGTAGATGTAGAGGGGTGGCGATTGACTTAGCAACAGGCGACAAAGTAGAAGGTGTTTGGGTTACTATGGAAATGGCTGCTGCTGAAAAGTGGATTGATAAAGCTGGTAGCAAATGGAAAACAATGCCGCAGTTAATGATGCGTTACCGCGCTGCTGCATTCTTCACGCGCCAATTTGCGCCCGAAGTATCAATGGGTATAATGACTCAGGAGGAAGTATATGATATTACAGCAATTCAATCTAAACCAACAACAAAATGGACACAAGAGTAATTATTGAATCAGAGCAAAGGTCAGAAGGTTGGCACAATGCGCGCTTAGGTATGTTCACGTCATCTCAAATTTACCGATTAATGACTAAGCCTAAATTGAAAGGTGAAGCGTTAAGCGATGGCGCTAAGACGTACATAATGGAAAAGGTTGCGGAAAGTTTAACGGGAATTCGTGAAGAAGTTTTTACAACGCCAGCGATGCAATGGGGAATTGATAATGAACCGCTAGCTAAACGACACTTAGCACGTTTAAATAATTGGACTATCGAAGAAACTAGCTTTATTAAAATAGAGGCGTTAAACTATGGTGGAAGTGGTGACGGGTGGGTACGAGAGTTTAACGGTGCTTTAGAGGTGAAATGCTTAAACACAGTAAACCACCTTAAAGAAATTCGCGATAGTGAAGATTTGAAAGGTAATTTGCCGATGAGGTTTTGGCAGGTTCTTTCAGATGCTTATTTGCGCGAGTGTGATGTAGCCGTATTAGCTTGGTTTGACCCTAGAATACCGAATGACTTTGGGTTATTCACTAAACAATTCAAAGTTGAGCAGTCGGACGTTAGCGAAATGCTTGAAAAAATAAAGCTGGCAAACGAATACTTTCACGAACAACTAGAATACTTTACTAAATTTTAAACTATGAAAAAATCAAACAAATTAAAACAAACAAAGTATGGATAGAATTTATCACCACTATGAAAAATGGGAGGACTGGAAAGCTGGCTTTTATAATGCTTGCTCAGGAAAAATTAAAGAAGAAAAGATTAGCAAAGTAGTTGAGATGTTTAACGATGAGTTTTTGACTAGAAAATTCATGCTTAAAGTCATTAATGAATGGGTTTATTCATGTGAACACAATCTTAGTAATCAATCATTAAACAGAATTGCGTACATCGGTCAGTCAGCGTGCTGTATTTATGCGGAAATTCCATCAACCGTAACAATGGAGGCGTGGAGTTTATTAAGTAAACAGGTGCAAGAAAGAAGCGATTTAATAGCAAACGAAGTTTTAACGCTGTGGGAATTAAAACAAAAAAACAAACAGATATGCCTAAATTTAGATTAAACAAAACAGTTTACGAAGCAGCAAAAGAAAGGGTTTGCTTTGCTTTAGATAATTTTGAGAAAGTGTATTTATCATTTTCGGCTGGTAAAGATTCAACAGTTATGCTTCATATAACAATGGATGAGGTTATTAAAAGAGGGAAAAAAATAGGGGTTTTAATAGTTGATTTAGAAGGTCAGTACAAATTAACTATTGAGCATTTGTTGAGTATTACAGAGCAATACAAAGAGAATATAGAACTGTTTCATATATGCCTACCATTACATTTGCGAAATGCGGTTTCTGTGTACGAACCTTTTTGGATGTGCTGGGATAAGGAAGTGAAAGAAGATTGGATAAGAGAATTACCCGAAAACTCAATAAGTGACGAATCGTATTTTCCATTCTTTAGACGCGGCATGGAGTTCGAAGAATTTGTGCCTGAATTTGGGCAATGGTATTCAGAAGGAAAAACAACAGCTTGTTTGGTTGGTATTCGTTCGGACGAAAGCCTTAACCGATACAGAACAATATCATCAACTAAAAAGGAAATGTTTGAAGGCAAGATGTTTACTACAAAAGTAACTGAAAGCGTTTACAATCTTTATCCTATTTACGACTGGACGACAGAAGATGTTTGGATTTACCACGCTAAGAATTTAGACAAAAGATATAATCATCTTTACGAATTGATGCACAAAGCAGGATTATCAATTTCTCAACAAAGAATTTGCCAACCATACGGTGATGACCAAAGAAGAGGGTTGTGGCTATTCCATATTATTGAACCTGAAACATGGGCAAAAGTAGTAAGCCGTGTTAATGGCGCTAACAGTGGCGCTTTGTATGTAAACGAAAGCGGTGCAATAAATGGTTATAATAAAATACAAAAACCTAAAAACCACACATGGCAATCTTTCGCAATGCTATTTCTTGGAAGTATTCCAGACAAAACAAAAGAGCATTACCTTAATAAGATTTACACTTTTATTAAATGGTGGGAGGAAAGAGGTTATGAAAACGGAATACCCGACGAAGCGCCAGAAGTATTGGAATCAAATAAACTAGCGCCATCATGGAGAAGGGTTTGTAAGTCCCTACTAAGAAATGATTTTTGGTGCAAAGGGCTTGGGTTCACTCAACACAAAACAGAAGCATATAAAAAGTATCTCGAATTAAAAAGCAAACAAAGAAAACAATCTAAATTTTTAAAAAATGAAAGCAATTAATTTTACCATTCCTGAACAATACATCTTAGATAGATGTAAGGAATTTTTCAAAGAAATTGAATTATCTGAAATTGATAATAAAGTTGGTGTAATGAATCAAATAAAACTAATGATGCACGAAATTAGCCCATTTAAAACTGAGCCTGTTGATTGTGTTTTGTGGGTTAAAAATGACTCGGTTCATGCTAATGACTATAACCCAAACAGTGTTGCGCCTCCTGAAATGGAATTATTAAGGCTATCAATTGCTAATGACGGGTACACCCAGCCAATTGTATCAATGCTGGAAGAAAACGGAGAAACTAGAGAGGTTATTGACGGATTCCATAGAAACAGAGTAGGTAAGGAATGTTTAGATATTCAAAGCCGTGTTCACGGGTATTTGCCTGTGGTAACAATCAACACTGATAGAACAGGAGTTAATGATAGAGTGGCATCAACAATTAGACACAACAGAGCAAGGGGTAAACATAAAGTTGAATCAATGAGTGATATTGTTGTTGATTTAAAGCGTAGAAATTGGTCACCCGACAAAATAAGTCGTGAACTTGGAATGGATGCAGATGAAGTTCTTAGGCTTTCTCAAATAAGTGGATTGTTAGAGATGTTCGCGGATAAAGAATTTAGTCAGGCATGGGAAGCTGTTGAAAGTGATGAACAAGAACAAATACATGAATAATATGCAAGACTTAATCAAACGTAACTACGCTTCTATTGTGAAGCGTGGTTACATAACACCTGACACAACAGACTTACAATTCATTCGTAAAATTGAGGAAGAGTTCGAAGAGGCTATTTATGAATCATTACTTAAACGTAAAGGCAAGGAGAACAATTTAGGCGAAGAACTGGCAGATGTTATATTGACGTGCTTAAATTACGCGCATCACTTCTCAATCGACATCGAAAAAGAAATACTCAAAAAGATTGAGAAAAACGAAACGCGAAAGGATTAATTTTGTATATTTGTGTAAGTCTTTGCGGTTGAAAGTTCGACAATCTAAAAGATATTTAAAAATAAGCTAAGTTTAGGCATTGAGTTATAGGTCGTCGAACACCTCCGCACTCAATCCTAAACGAAGCTTTTATATTACTAAAATGGCAGAGGGTAAAAAATCATTTCTATTGTACACAGACATTCAACACGTTGTAGCAAAATTAACAGATGTTGAAGCTGGTCAACTATTTAAACACTTGTTAGCATATGTTAACGACCAAAATCCAACAGCGCCTACTTATTTAATTGAAATTGTGTTTGAGCCAATCAAACAATCTTTGAAAAGAGATTTAATAAAGTATGGTGGTATCAAAGAAAGTAGAAGTTATGCTGGTAAGTTAAGTGCTGAGAAAAGGAAACAAAATGCATCAAATTCAACAAGTGTTGAAAGTGTTGAACAAACACCAACAAATTCAACCGTAAGTGTTAATGTAAATGATAGTGTAATAATAGATAAATCTATTATTGAAGAGAAAATATATTTAGAATCAAAAAAAAATTGGGAGGAAATTGTTACGCCAAGTAAATGGTTAGACGCGTTGATAAAAAACAACTTTACTACAAAAGAATTTTTGATAGCACGACTAAAAGAATTTTGGGTGATTGCTAACTACTTAGAGAATCCCGATAGAAAGCAATCTAAAGATATTAAATTACATTTTGCTAACTGGCTAAAAACAAACCCACCTAAAAAGGCTGAAGTACAGTTAAGCAATAACCCAGCGCCTTGGGCTAACTTTGGTAAACACGAAGAAGTATGAGTAAATTAATAGCAGCAGAAAACATCTTTGAGCCATCAGAGGGGCGCGCATTTGTAGAAGGCTTACGAAGTGGTGCGATAAAAAGAGGGCTTGGTATTGGCGACAAGGTAGCTGACCAGCATTTAGCTTATAAGCCTGAGCAACTTGTATTCATTAACGGGCACGACAACGTGGGTAAGACCGATTGGATTCTGTGGTACTTCTGTGTCCTAAGCAAAAAGTATAATTTGAAGTGGGATATATTTTCAGCAGAAAACTCAATCGGTTCATTGAAAGTAAAGATAGCGCAGTTCTTAACGGGTGTAAATATTTTTAAGATACCCGAACTCCAGCTTCATAGAACATTTGATGAGATGAGCGAAATGTTTAATTTCATTCGCAACGATAGGTTGTTTGATGCAAAGCAAATATTAGAAGTTAGCAGCGGCACGAAGTCAAACGGCTTACTTATTGACCCGTACAATTCACTTAAAGGAATGGGACTGGGTAACAACAAGCATGAGGAAGATTATGAGATATGCGCTTTGATGCGAATCTTCTGCAAGCAAACACATAAAAGTTTATATGTCAATACGCACTTGGTAACAGAGGCAGCGCGTAAGAAGTTTCCAAAAGACCACGTAAACGAAGGGCATTTAATGCCTCCCGAAAAAGCCGATACCGAAGGTGGGCAAAAGTTCGCCAATAGGGCAGATGATTTCATAAGTATTCACCGTATGACGCAACACGCAACAGCGTTCAACGTAACAGAAGTACACGTAAGGAAGGTTAAAGAAACATTGACTGGCGGTAGTGTTACACCAAGAGAAGCACCGTTATTATTTACGATGCAAGACTATTGTAAATTCACCATTGGAGGAAATAACGTGCTTGAAACAACACCAGTACAACAAACATTAACAACTTTAAACCATGCAAAAAATGAAAAATTTGAAACTGAGAGCGTTCAAGCGGATGCAGACCCTTTCCCGTATTAAGATAGCAGAGGAACGAGAAACGGATAGCCTAAACGATTTATTTAAAGAGGAGGTCATGATTGATTTATCATTCGACTTGGCACTTTGCGAAATGATGGCGAAAAAGTCAGCTGGGGCGAAAAAGAATAACTGGGAAAATATGGCTTTGCGAATTCAATCGTATAAAGATTACATTGAGAAAATACATTCTAAGGCAAAAAGAGAGTATCTGATAAACGATTTAAAGCCAAGTGAAGTGATTACATTACTCGATAAAAACAAGCGCTTAGAACGGCTTAATTTAAGTTTGATGAAACAGAACGAGAATTTAAAAACGCAAATTGATAACTATGTCGCAAAATTTGGATTATAACGATAAGGTGTGGGGACTGCTTATTTCAATGAATGTAGGTGATGAATTTAATATAATTGAGAAGGTTGCACCTGAGAGAAGGCAAAAGTTTATTGAAATAGTTAAAAGTTATATCGACCACGATTGCAGTGATTTAACTTATATTGAGTTCAACAACGAATACACGAAAATTAAAAAATATTTAAAATAATGATGAAAAAGTTTGCAAATCAAAATAATGATTGTATATTTGTGGGGTAATCAATTAAAACAAACGCAAAATGAAAACATACACACAACCAGTAGAAATGAAAGCAGTAATAAACTTTACATTCGGTTCTTTTCCTAAAACATATATTGGTGGTAGTATTGGAGATGTTTTTACCGTAATAGGAGAAACTAAAGCTTACTACATAACAGATAATCCGAAAAACAATAAACTCCCAAAATACATTGTAGATAGTGGAAAGTAATAAGAAAAAAGAATGGGGAGGCGCTCGAAAAGGTTCGGGCGCTAAACCAAAATACAACGAGAAAACAACTACCATCGCTTTTCGTGTACCGATTAGCAAGGTTGATGAGGTTAAAGAAATAATCAAAAACAAACAAACACAATGGAAAAAAGTGACACAAGATTAATCTATTGCTACGATTCAAACGGCACTTTGGTAAACGGAAAGCCTTTTGTTGGTTTAAAGGAAGCTGCTAAATACATGGAAAGTAAGGGATTATCTTTAGAGGATAATATTTATGAATCTAATGTTATGGAGGTGTATTTTTCAAAGATGATTATTAACCATTGCCACACGAATAGCGAAAAAATATTTGGCTACTACTTCCGCACCCGACCGACAACCGTTTTCAAATCAAGAGTGAAGTTTTACAATCTAAAATTAAAAGCATGAAAGCAGCAGAAAGAACAACGTACATCTACCGAATAGTAGGTGAACAAAGACACCTCGAAATGGTATGCCCAACGATAAGCGCAGCATCGAGATTTGTAGCGACAGAATTAGATTTGAACGTGAGAACCTTTAGGATTGAAGGGCATATAGACACAGAGATACCAGTCGGGAATCGATACGTGCTAACTTCGTATTTAAAGTGGAAAAGCAAAGCCAAGCAGATAAACGAATTGATGATTGAAGCAGCTAACAAGCCTCAACATTTGCGATTTACTGGATTTAGTTATAAGTTTGACGAATGCGAGTTAGAGGAAGAATTGACGACAATCAAAAAGAAGTAGTTAGCCAGCTTCGTAAGTTAGGTGTAAGTGTTGCGATTACTTCAATGCTGGGTAAAGGTTTTCCTGATTTTATTTGTGGCTACATGGGAAAAAATTGGATGATAGAATTGAAAGATGGCGCGAAAAGTAAAAGCAGAAAAACACTAACAGAAGACGAGGCAAAGTTTTTTAATGATTGGAAAGGTCAAGTTGATAAATGCGAATCGTTAGATGATATTTGCAAAGTAATTGGAATAATACTTTTTTGATATGGATGATTACGATTTAATGCCATTCGGCAAATACAAAGGTTATGAGTTGGGCGATGTACCAGCCGAGTACTTATTGAACATTCTTAGAAGTGGCGAGGCTACGGGGCAACTCAAAGAATACATCGAGGACGTGAAAGATATATTAGAAGTTGAGGTACAAGCTAAATTGAATTGATATGGAACAAAGTAAAAAATATATTGCGCACTATGTTAAGTCGTTAAATGAAATGATAGATTGCAAAGGTCATTTAATTCAAGTTCACCCTGATAAAACTATATTTTCATGGGTTGAGATTGCATACGAGAAAGGAGATAAAAAAACAATCGAAATAAGTAAAATAACCGAGCATTCTATACCACTATATCCAAAAGAAGGGTATCTAACAGTAGTTGAGAAGTTAAATTGAAAGCCTCCATACATAGCAAGATAGTTAACGGTAAGTGCATCGAGAATAAAGATAGCATCAATAAAGCCTTTGAGCAGTATGAAGGTAAGGAAGTTAAAATTACCATAGAGGAAAGGAAAGCAACGCGAAGCACAGAACAAAATAATTATTTGTGGGGTGTAATTTACCCACTATTAAAAAAAGGGTTCTTTGATACACAGGGAGAAGTTTATTCTATTGAACAGATACACGAAGCGATGAAGCAACGGTATAACTATATCGATAGTATCAATAAACAAACGGGCGACTTTGTAAGGCTACCGAAAAGCACTACCAAGAACAACACGAAAGAACAAGAAGCCTACCACGAAGAGTTAAGAAGGTTCGCGCTTGAATGGTTTAATATCAACATACCATTGCCGAATGAAGAAATTTTTATAAATTCGTAAAAACAAAAACGAATGACCGCAAACTTTGATGCTGAGAAAAGAATATTAATTGATAAGATGCTGAATGATTGCATTGAGGATATGACCAGAGAGAAGGTTAATGAATATTACGAGTATATAAGGGACAAGTTCCATATTTACAACCTCCCGAAAGAATGCGATTTAATGCACGTATTGAAGCAAAGGTTCTATGGCAGGGGCAAATGGTGGATGATAGACTGCCCGATCAATAAGTTGAAAGTAATACAAGCGAAACGAGAAACATATAAACGACCTTATTTTATTGAGGTCTTAAAACAAATAGGATGAATAGGAAATTAAAAGCAATCGTAAAAGGAATATTAATAGTTTGGGTGATTGGCTCATTTGCAGCACTAACCTACTTCGCCAGCTTTGCAATAGCGTTTAGCGTTTATTCGCTTATAGCTTGCTACTTTATGTTAAACAAGTAAACAAACAAAATCAATCAATATGAAACAATCAATCTTAGCATTATTTGCGGTTATAGTAATCGCATCTTGCACCAAGCCAAAAGAAGAAACCACGCCAGTATCAAATCCAGTTAATACAGACCTATACGGTAGTTGGTTGCTGGATAGCCTTAGCAGTCCCGATAAAATGAAATGGCAAGATACAGTATTGTTTAAGTTCTATTTAGTAATTGAGCAAGGACAAGTTAAGAATCAACAAGAATCGTTTAGCTTCATGCCGAGAGTATCACAGGGCGTTAGTTCAATAACTGCGGCTTGCACTATCGATAATGATGTAATAAGCTGGGGAAGTCAATCTTATACTTTTACGGTATCGAAAAATGAATTAACTTTAGTAAGAGTTAATCCAAGTAGTAAGGACACTAAGCGAAAACATTATAAGCGTAAGTAATGAGCGACAAGAAGATTAAGCAGTATTACAGTAAGATAATTAAAGAGGCATTGAAGGAAGTTGAGAGGAGGCAAAATAGTGAAAGTGAGATGCTTTGTTATAAGTATAAGAAGGCAGCCTTAAAAAAGGGCAATTATGGGCAAGACTAGTACATCATGGAAAAAGGGAGAAGGCGGAAGACCTAAAGGCGCAGAGGGTAAAGTTACCGCTGATGCTAAAGCCTTATTCATGGAAATAATGGAAGGTCAAGTACCTAAAGTGCAGGAAGCATTAAATGAGGTTTACAAAGAAGATAAAGCCGCGTTCTTAAAGTACCTAGCCGCATTGATGCCTTACTTCATTCCTAAGAAAACAGACGTTACCAGCAACGGCAAAGAACTAAACGAGAAGCCTATTATAATCGATTGGAATGGCGGAAGCGATAAGGATAATACCGTTTAAAAAACAACGTGAAGCTAAAAGAATAGCCGATACTAAGACCTTCACCTTATACGGGGGCGCTATCAGAGGTGGAAAAAGTTATTGGTTACTGCTTTGTTTACTTTCTAATTGTTTCAAGTACGATAAAAGTAGATGGTTGGTGGTGCGTGAATCACTACCAACACTTCGAAGAACTATATTAGTAACCTTTCAAAGATTGCTTGATGACGGCTTTCAGCAATACGTTAAGGAGTTTAATCAGCAAACGATGACCGTTACCTTTACTAATGGCTCTCAAATAATATTCTTAGCTGAATCATTTGATACCGACAAAGAACTAAATCGTTTTAGAGGGCTTGAAATTAACGGGGCTGGCTTAGACGAGATAAACGAGTTGCAAGAAGCAACATTAAACAAGGTGATTGAGAGAAGTGGAAGTTGGACGGGTTCGCCAAATTGCCCCATTCAAATCTTAGCAACGTGCAACCCGTCGGGCGGTTGGGTAAAGTCAAGGATATACGATAAATGGAAGGATAACACACTACCTCCAACGTGGGCTTATATTCCTGCAAAGATTAGCGATAATCCACACATTCCAAAGGATTACATTGAATCGTTGAAAGCGAATATGCCAGCGCACGAGTACGATGTGTTTGTGAATGGTAATTGGGAGGTTGATTTAACTGGTTCGTTATTCAAGCGTACGGAGTTCAATTACTTCGATGAGTTGCCGACGGGTAAATCGGAAAGCGTACTTGGTTATGTCGATGTTGCCGATGAAGGTAGCGATTACCTATGCGCGTTATGGGCGAAGATATACGACGGCAAGATATACATTACAGACGCAATATTCACGCAAGACACAATAGATATAACTTGTCCAATGGTTGCAGCTAAGATAAAAGAGTTGAATGCAGACTATACACGTATTGAGGCAAACAATCAGGGGAGTGGTTTCATTCGCTTACTTCGTCAATCGGTGCAAGAGGATAAGGTATTAAGCATAAAGAACACCGCAAACAAGCACACGAGAATATTGATGGCTTACCACATCATTAAAAATAAATTCGTGTACGTTCACCCTGAGAAGCAAACAGATGAATACAGAGCAATGATGCAACAGATATACGAGTATAAGAAAGACGGTAAGAGCAAGCACGATGATGCACCTGATGCGATGGCTGGACTGGCGAACTTCATACAAGCCTTACTGCCGCACATATTCGAATAAAAAAAATTACCGATTACTTTTATAATTAATTTTAAAAAAAATTATTCAAATGAGTTATGTATCTAATTTAGTGGCTCGCATGTTCGGGCTTAGCACCTTCAACGGTATGTACTCGACCTCAATATACGACCGTAAGAACCCCATTCTTATTGATACGGAAAATAAACTAAGAATTTATAACACTATTCCTCATCTTCAATCTGTAATCAACCAGTTAGCCGATATGTTTAAGAACATGGATATAAAGCTATACGATAAAAAGACTGGTGAGGAGATTAAAGAGCATGAGGTATTAAACCTATTGAATAGACCTAACCCTTTGCGAACGCGCGAGGAGTTTCTATTTGAGTATTATGTGTTTAAATCTGTTTTTGGTAATGCTTTCATATACGAGATTAAAGGACTGCCAAGCGCGTTACCTTCATTAATGTGGAACTTACTTCCAAGCGATGTTGAGGTTATTCCTACCGGTAAGCTATACAATCAAACAACCGTCGACGGCATTATTAAGTCTTATAAGGTATATGATCAAGGCACTTACTTTAATGTGCAGCCTTCCGATATGATATATAAAAATGAGGGAGTTGGTGGTAACCTTATAACATCGCAAAGTAAAATTGATTCATTGCAACTACCTTTGTCAAATATCATTGGTGCGCTTAAGAGTGAAAATGTGTTAATAGTTGAACGAGGTGCTGAGGGTATATTAAGCAATGAAAGCCAAGCCGATGGAGGCGCGATACCTTTAGGCAAAGAGGAACGCGATAGAATAGAACGTGAAATGGGCAGAAGTTATGGCATTTTCGACGGGCAGAAACGTAAAATAATCACCAATAGTTCTTTGAAGTGGCAGCCAATGACTTTCCCGATTAAAGACCTGATGCTATTGGAGTGCATAGAGAGCGACTTTCAAACTATATGCGCTGCTTATGGTGCTGACCGCGATATATTCCCAAGCACGAAGGGCGCAACATTCGAGAATAAAAACAACGGGGTTAAATCAACTTACCAAAATACAATACAACCTCAAGCCGATGACCTTATGAGCATCTTAAACAATGCGTTCGGTTTGGAAAAACAAGGGCTTTACTTATATGCTGACTATTCTTATTTGCCAGTGTTGCAAGAGGACAAACAAAAAGAAGAACAATCCGAAAAAACAGAAGCAGAAAAAAACAGCATCAATGTAAATACGATAATCACTTTGAATAGAGCGGTGTTAAATGGAGAGATAAGTCGTGATGTTGCGGTGAACATATTAAGCGATGTAATGAAGCGAGGTGTAGAG